ACCGCTGACGATGGGACGGTTAAGTTCCGTAGAAGGTTTACGGGCAAAAATCGTCGGGCTTCTGCCAGTGTCAGAATATCGTCAGAGCATTACGATGACTTTGTTGCTTGGTATGACGTAGCGCAAAGGCAGGGCGCTATCCCCACTAGGGTTATCACACCCTACGGTGCAGAGGAGGTGTGGCAGTTTATCTCCCCCCCTGTCTACAGGTGGATAGATGCCAACGTCCTAGAGGTTTCCTGCAATCTATATCAGGGGTCTAACTGGTGAGCATTGACGTTCACGTAAACACTACTCACACCGATGTGGCGTTTCTGTTCCTGATGACTATTGTGGACACAGAAAGCGGGCAGACGTTTAGGGTGGTCAATAACCTAGAGGATGTAGTCTCTAACGGCTACACCTATACGGCTTTCCCCTTTGAGATAACGCTGCCGCCTGATGACGGTGGCACACCCCAATCAATGAAGGTCAGCACGTTCAATGCGTCACGGGATTTGATTGAGATACTCAGGGGGACGCTTGAACCGCCAGAGGTTACGGTTGAGCTAATCACTTCCAACAACCCCAACGATATCCACAAGCGCATAGATTTCTTGCGGGTGGCTGGGCTTGAGTACAACGCCCTGAATGTCAGCTTTGATCTAGTGGCTACGTCAGCGTTTGCCCGACAGACGCAAAGGCACACTTATAACCAGGCTGAGTTTCCGGGACTTTTCTATGCGTTGCAGTGACTACATTGGCATACCTTATAAAGAGCGTGGGCGTAGCCTTGATGGTGTCGATTGCTGGGGGCTTGTTTGCCTTATGTATGCTGACATGGACATTAATGTGCCTAGCTATCTGCATGAGTACATTACTAGCTCAGATATTGATTCAGTCGCCACAGCCATTAACAAGAACAAGTCTAACTGGCGCAAGGTTGAAGCTCCAGATGTAGGGGATGTGCTGGTGTTCAACATTATGGGCTTCCCCTGCCATGTGGGCGTCTATGTTGGGCAGGGTGATTTTATCCACTCATTCAGGGGTACGGCGGTCTGCCTTGAGCGGCTGAATAGCATTAGCTGGTCTAGGCGGCTATCAGAGGTTTATAGATGGCAAAGATAATTGACGCCCACTTTGCTGATGAGGCCACCACCTTTACGGTAGCCCAGGGCATGACGGTTGAGGAAATCGTCAAGGCTTGTGATATACCCGAGGCCATTTGGTCTAACGTCGTTATTATCTTAAACGGCACCGAAGTCATTAGGGCTGAGTGGGACAACGTATTCCCTACGGACGCTGATGTTCTATCTGTTCACGTTGTGCCTTTGGGTTCAGACGGCAAGCAGATACTTAGATTGGTGGCGGTCATTGCTGTGTCGCTTTACGCCCCAACCATAGGTGCGAAACTTGCTGGCCAGTTAGGAATTACTAGCGCTACGGGGATTACTGCTGTGAAGGTTGGGGTGGCCGTTGTTGGCACACTTGCCGTCAATGCCCTAATCCCACCCCCCACTATCCGACCTAACGTCCCTGGCGGTTCTGCTACGTCTAACGCCTATTTTCTATCCGGTCAATCTAATAGGGCTAGGCCGTATGAGATTGTGCCTGTCACCTATGGCACGCATAAGCTATACGCCAATTTAGCGTCAGCCCCCCATATTTTCAGTGCGGGGACAAGTTCGATATTCCAAGGGCTTTATGACTTTGGCGTTGGCGGCTATCAGGTAAGTGATATAGCCGCAGGTACTACACCGCTTGATCTGTTCAAGAATAAAAGCCATTTTTTGCACCGGTTCGAGCCGCAGCCAGTGACGGCTTCAGCGACTAGCGCGTTTAAGCCGGTAGACCTTCAGATATACAACTTCCCTTATAAGGCGGCTGATCTTTCTATTGGTCTTAATGACGTCGGTGACGAGGGCACCTCTACAACTCACCCAGAATGTAAAACTGCGGTCCTTGAAATATCCTTTCCCTCTGGCCTGACTTACTTTGATGACACTGGCAACAACCAAGGCACTTACGTCAAGTTTTACGCCAGCTACAAGGCCTCTGCTGATGCGGACTTTCTGCCCCTGCCAAGAGAAACTAAAGGCTATGCGGGTGACGATCATTTGCAGTTTAGCGGCATTCAAGGCGCGGGCGGCGGCCCGCCGGGGCCATTAGATCCAGACGGAGACCCAATTTATGACCCGCAGCTAGGCGCTGGACCTTTGGCGCTCGGGTATGGAGAGAAAACTTGGGTGCGGTTGTATTTTACGAATGGCAATCCCGCGTATTACGGCAACGGTTATGTTAACGGAAACCCGGAGCGGCCCAAAGAGTCTTTCTGGTGGGAAAATGTAGATACAGGCGAGGTTTATCAAACAACCAATACTTTTAACGGCCTTGATAGCGATGTTCACGACCCTGCAAAGTGGGCATACAACCAAGAACCTGATGCGCTGGAAGGATTTACCCCAGTAGAGCCTTCTGCGGCTATGGGCACGATGGTTCAGGATAACCCCGGACAATACAAAACTGGCTACGCTTTTCAGTTTGTTGCGCCAAATTTAGAAGGCCGTTGGCGCTTAAAAATGGATTTATATGAGTGGTGGGCGCTACCTTACGAGGAGGTTGGAAACACGCGCATTGCTGATGCACAAGGAACTTTTGTTTATGCAGAGGGTCAAGACGGCACGCCGCTAGAGTTTGATATTGTCAAGCCGATCATCGTACCCGCTAACCAAGTCTTTGATGACCAAAACCAAGAAAGCTATTCGTTCATATTGTTATATGTGGAAGGGCCAAGCGCAGACGGTCCTTGGACAAACACGCCCGTTACAAGTATGCCTATATTTTGGTTTAAGGGTGAATTCTATGAGTGCCGTAATGAGCAACTTGATTATGTAATGGGTGAGTGCGTTGGCGACCGAATGAAAACTGCCAATGTGCAAAAAGACGCAGCGCAGCTTTATACATGGATAGCGCAAGATTGGCGTGCCGTTATGGAGGCTGAAACGCAGGCGCTAATAGATTCGGGTGTTCTTTACGACCCTCGGCAAGGCTCCGTTCGGATGGCAGACGTGATGCCGTCAATTATTAACATTAATGTTGATAGCTGGCCCGGTTCTTCAGATTTAGAAGAGGACGCCAACGGCACTTACTTCAAGGTTTACGGGAACGAGGCTACGCCGGGCATTGTTTCCATTGTTGTGCCTTTGCCAGAGCAAGGCTCCTATGACTTCCGCATATCGCGCAACATGGACGCCAAAACCGCATCCGCTGATGGTGAGGACAATGAAAGCCGTTATGTTGACAACGCTGTATGGAGCCGGTTGGGGTCTAGGGGCATACCAACAGATCAAGCTGTTTTAAACCTTCAGCACCGGCATACTTTGCTTGAGGTTGAGTTTGAGGCCAACCAAAGTATTGCGGGCAATGTTCAAGAAATCAGCGGCATCATTCGCCCTTATCTTCGCACGCTTAAAAAAGACGGGACATTTTACGGGCCAAGTCTTTACGACGCTGATGGTGACACTGCTTATGATAATCCCGCTTGGGTTGCGCTGGATATTCTCACCGGCTGGACAATCCAAAATAAACGTGCGCCACGTTTTCTCGCTGACCACTGCGGATGGCTTACACCTGACCAGCTAGACCTTAGTTCGTTTTATGATTTCGCCCAGCATTGCAATAAGCGGGTGACGTATAGCACCGTCACAGGTGACGCCACTCGCAAGCGTTACGCAACCAATATGGTAGTCGCGTCAGACGCGCCAATTATTGAAACGGTGCAAAACGTGCTGGGGCAGTGCAGGGCGCAGCTTATTATTAACCAGGCCGGAAAGATTTCTATTATGAGGGATGAGGCGAGGGTAACTCCTCGCCAGATGTTCACCCCGTCTAACTCTTGGGATTTTTCCGGCAGTCGTTCATTTACCGAAATACCGCATTGCTTCAATGTGCAGTTTACGTCGCCGGATTTAGGCTGGCAGCAGGCAACGGTTAAAGTCTACCGCCCTGGTTATAACGCAGATGGCACAAACGGCAACGCCGTTGCAAGCGTGTTTGAGGATTTAGATACTGTAGGAATAACCAATTCACACCAAGCGCAGTTATACGGCGCATATATGCTCGCGCAAGCTGTAATCAGGAGCGAGACCTTCACCTTAACCACTGACGTAGAGAACCTTGTTTGTCAACGGGGGGATTTGGTTGAGGTGGCGCACGACGCGCCACTAATGGGTGGTCGTTCTGCGGTCATTGCTGGCGAGCAAAGCGGATGGCTAAGTATTTCAGAGAGCTTTGACGGTCTGACCGCAGACACAGACACTTATACTTTGCGCGCTAAAGACGGGTCGGTTATTTATGGCTCTGTTACAGCCATAAGCGGCAACGAGATAAAGATAACCAATCAGTATTTGGCTGACGTTGGTTGCTTGATTGTTATTGGCCCGTCTAATCGGGTGACAGAAAAGTATCTGATTCAGTCTATTAGGCCCAAGCCAGACCTAACCGCTGAGATTTCCTTGGTTAAGTACGATGAGCGGGTGTATCAGGTAGACCAAGGGCAATTTCCCGTTTGGAGCCCTAACTTCAACCAAAACATTGCTACCGGCGGCACTCATACCGCTTACGGTGTCTCTGGATCTTCTAGGCTGATATATCAAGAGCGCCAGCCTTATACCGAAGCTGTTTTTAGCTGGAAGGTGTCGCCCGACAATGAAAGCGTTGCAGGTTTCTTTATTGAATATCAAACATCAGGTGGCCCGAGAAGGCGGTTGGAGTACGTTGCTGGTAGCACGAGAACCTTTAAGCATATATATGAAAGCCGTGATACGGCTTGGGGCGCTGCCACTGTTTACTATATTACCCCCTATAGCTCTTTAGGCTACAAGGGGAAAGAGGGCCAGATAACGCTATCCAAGCGGGTAGATGTAACCCCGCCCACAGTCTCAGGGTTTAAAGCTGAGTTCACTTCAGGCGGCAATACGCTTTTGTCATGGGATGAGCCAACAGACCCCGATATTCAAGCCTATTCTATTTACTACAAACCCGACCCCGTAAACCCTGGTTACGGTGGCGAGAAGATAGCGCAGCCCGCATACAACAGGACTGATTGGCTTGTTGATGGCGCTAAAGAGGGGCTTTACTGGATAATTGCAACAGATACGTCTGGCAATAACTCAGACCCTACAGCAGACGGCAGTTACGCAGAAACCGTCTATCCCACGCCGTCAGCAGTGATTCCGTTTGACATTCGTTTGGCAGACGACCTAAACAGCGGCGAGCTTTATTGGAAACCATTGATCGGCGAGTCAATTGATTATTACCTGATACATAGATATCAGAACGGGATCAAAACGGTTTTTGCCACGGTCCCCCACGCCGACGTAGAAGAGCAAAATATTTATTTAGATAACCCGTACGTTGGCAGCTATCAAATGAATGCTGTCAATATTTTCGGTGTGGAGGGTCCGCCATCTTACGCAAGCCAAGCTAGCCCGCCATTACCCAAGGTAGAAAACTTCCGCTTGTGGGTGGAAATGGGTAGCGGTGTGCTGCGGTGGGACTTGGTAGATGACGCAAGGGTAGACGCCTACGAATTGCGTTATGACCCCAGCCCCAAGGCTGACCCTTTTTCTGGCGACCTAGCCAGCCCCTACGGATCTACTGATGGCAACACTAACGCCTTTCCAAGCGAAAAGGTCGAGGGCAGTTTTTACATTAGGGCGCGGAGTCGTTTTGGGTCTGCTGGGCCGTGGACGTGGACTAGCAGTACTCTTGATAGCGTTTCGATTGTTAAGTCCAACTTAACGCAAAAGCTGATTTTTATTGGTCGCTTCCCATTTTCTGAGGTGCAGATAAATTGGCAAGTTAGTGGTGATACTGCGCTTTTAGATCGGTACAGTGTCTATTTCTATCCTGGTGAACCGCAAGAGGCAGAGGTCTTTGATGAGGACGGCTATTCGGTAAGGCCACCCGTTCTGATATATGAAGGCGCAGAGCAGGAATGTACTACTACAGTTTCCACAACGGAGGACACCGGCAGGCAGTACGGTTGCTTTGCGATTCAGCCTATTTCTATTTATGGCACTGCTGGCGTTACCAAGTATATTGATTTTCAGGTTATCAAGGACGTAACACCGCCCCTTCCCCCTGAGCGTTTCTTTGTGAATATCGTCAGCAACACGAACGCTGACTTGTCTTGGCTGGCTTCACAGTCGGTAGACGTTGACACCTACGACCTGAGATATACGCCAAATAATTCATCGCCCAGATGGGAGGCGGCTGAACATATTGCCACGGTGGGCTACAACATCACTGGCTATCAGACAAACGCTAGGACGGGGACATATCTAATTCGGGCAACAGATACGTCTGGGAATGTCTCAGACGTTGTTATGCAGCGCACTACGGTAGCTGAATTGCCCGACATGAATATTGTAGAGCGGGTAGAGGATGCGCCCGATTGGGAAGGCAAGAAAGTCTATTTCGTTAAAGATGGTAGCCGTCTGCTAATGCAAGACGCCCCCTATACGGGTGGTGATGACTTTGGTGCTGAACCTTATCGGGAGGCTACTTATTACTACCATGAGCGGATTGATTTAGGCCGCATTTACGAAACCCGATTGACGGCAAAGATACAGGCTTACGGGCAGTTGTCCGGTTCGGTCATGGCTGATTGGAATACGTTAGCCGAGATAGACCCGATATCAGGCGTTGAGGAATCCGCTGATTGGGATTGCTGGGTTGAGTACCGGACGGGTACGCAAGAGGACGTTATTGCCGACTGGGTGAACATGGCGGCGCAAGACCCAATCTCCGGCGTTGTTGCGTCTGATTGGACAGAGTGGCGGGCGTTTTTTGCTGCTGACGTTACTGCCCGATTCATAGACTTCCGGATTGTGGCGCGGGCTTACAACAAGTATGCGGAGGTGGGAGTTGTCTCCGGCTTGGTTGAGGTCGATATGCCAGACAGGTACTGGACAAAGGCAGATGTTGCGGTTGCCGTAGGCGGTACGTCTGTACTGATTGACCCACCCTTTATGCATTTGGAGGCGGTCAACGTGACGGTTGACGGTTCTAACTATCGGGTGGTTCCGGTTATTGAAAACAAAAAGCCTTGGGGCTTTGACATTGCACTAAAAGATTTAGACACGGGGACTTCTGTATCAGGCCAAGTAGATATTTTCTGCTCTGGCTACGGTATCGAACGTCCCGAAATTATTTAAGGAGATAGACATGGCACAGCGACCTACTAATGACTTTGATATCGACCCCAACATTACGTCGGGAACCGATTTAGCCAATATTCTGAACCGTTTTCAGGATGCGATTGATTCGGGTAACTCCGGAGCCTCACGGCCTGCATACCTAGCAGCGGGCGGGATGTGGGTGAAGGAGGGCGCCCCAATGCGCCTGTACTTTTACGACGGCACTAAGGATATCGAGCTTTACAACACAACTGACGGCATTGTTGCGGGGATTCCAGACGGCACAGTAGACGGTCAGATAACGACTTGGAATGCCGCAAGCGGTGAATGGACGCCTGATGGCGCCATCACCATCGACACCAACGGCGACGCTACGTTCTCCAGCAAAGTGGGAATTGGCAGATCTGACCCTGACGAATCGCTAGTGATACAGGGTAGCATGAAACTGCGGGGATCAAATGCTATTTGGTTCTCGAATACCTCTGGATTTGTTGGTCTTTCTTGTTACACCAGCGCGAACATTAGACTCGGTAATGACAACACAAACGGAGCAGTTACATTAGCCACAAATGGCGGTTCACACCTCATTGTCGATTATAACGGCAACGTGGGAATCGGCATGGCCCCCCTACTCTCCACAGCCAAGGAACAACTGGCAGATTGGAATGCCAAGTTTGACGCCAGACTCAAGGCTGAACCCAAGGCTGACAAGAAGGCTGTCACGCTTGAGATTACTGACGGTGAGTTTGACACGTTCCCCTCAGAGAAAGACCTAGAGAAGTGGCTGGAGACACGGGGTGCTGGGGATAAATTACAGGTGGATGGCAACGGTTCGTTTAGCGGGACGGTGAATGCTAGCGAGGTTGATGTTACGGGTGACGGCAATTTCACTGGACAAGTTCATGCTGATGAGTTTTTAAGGAACGGGGTGCCAGTTCCTACGGCTAAAGACCTAATCGAAACCTTATCCACCCTGAGAGAAGCCACAAGGGACGAAACGACCCTTGAAGGACTCAGGGACGCCCTCAGTGACGCTATCGGCGGGCTGATTCAGAAGTTTGAAGCACAAATATCAACCACGGAAAGTTAATGGTGGGGGCGGGGCCGTCCGGCTATGAACCCTCATAGCCGCCCGCTCCCGCCACCCTTTTTACAGGAGGCGGCACAATGAAAAGGTTATTAATTGCTGTATTTCTACTAACCGGCTGCACCAGCGCCGAGGAGAAAGAACAGCACAACCAGGCACAGATAGAAATTATCAGGGTGCAGAGAGAGGCGCAGAGGACTGAGAAGCTGGCAGACGCAGAGGCAAAGAAGGCTTTGTATGAGGCATTGGCAGAGGTTGCTAAAGCCAATCCACAGCAGGCTGGGGCTGTGACTGTGGCCTTGGCTGTTCAGGGAATAACAGAGGAGGACACTGGTGCTACTCCTATTATCGGACTTCAGAAGGCTGAGAATACAGGGCTGGAGATTGCTAAGGCTGTTCTGCCTTCGGTTGTTAACCTTGCCACTGGTCTTGGTGTTGCGGCTATCAATGCCGACGTTGCAAAAACTCAGAGCGATAACGCCGCAAGAATCCAGATCAATGACGCTCAGCAGGATGCGAATATTGTTAATGCTGTTGCTGGCCTTGGTAGAACTGCGCTTGAGAATAGCGGCACTTCAATCTCGGTATCAGACAATGGCTATGTAAATACAGGGTCATACACTGATGACAACAGCATATCTGACTCTTATAACACTACTGATAACAGTGTTGATAACTCAGATAACAGTAATAACTCAGACAACAGCACAGACAGTACGATCAACAACTACGCTGGTGATGAGTACGTCACTAATGAGTATGTAACGTATGAGGGCAATGAGTTTACCCTTGCTGGATTGCTAGAGTATTTACAAGGCACTGGTCTGGCGTACAGCCTGACCCTTGGCGACACCACTTACACCATTGATGGTGATGGCGATCCTACAGAGATCAACTGCAATGAGCCGCAGTTTTCACCGGCGCCCCCTCAGTGTGGATGAGTCAGAGGCCATTGAGCGGCTGATTGAAGCCCTTGAGCGTATCGCTGATGCGCTTGAGGGTTTTGGGGCAGAATTTGGGGCAAAGGTGGGGCAAATGGGGCAAAACGGGGGTGAGGCTGACCCGTAACTGGTTGATTTTATTACCCCTGACTGCCCCTGATTACCTACCTGGCAGGTTCAAATCCTGCCGTCCCGACCAATTTTCCCCTTTGCTGTCAATGTCTTAGGGGATTTTTGGTTTCTGGTGGGGCATATTTCTGGGTCATTTGCAGCTTATCTAGCTCCCGCCTATCCGCTTCCCCGTGTATCCATTTCGCATACGTCTTGAGCAAAACCTGTAGCGAGTGGCCTAATTGATTGGCTACAAACATGGGATTGGCCCCCGCCATTAGGAGGGCCGTAGCGTAGCTGTGGCGGGTGTTGTATTGCGGCCTGTGCCGTATGCCCAATTTCCTTAATGCCTTGGTAAAAGCGGCTCGCTGAGCCTTCTCAGTGGCGTAGGGCTGGCCCTCTTCTGTCAGGAACACATTGCCCCCGATTAGGAATGTGTGGGCCTTGTGGCGCTCTAGGGCGGCCCTGGCGCGGTCATTCAATAATACGTCCCGCTGCACCCCTGTCTTGGTTTGGTGTATCAGTTCGCCCCTGCTCAATTTCTTGTCTATGTGAACATATCCTTGCCGCCAATCAACATCCCCCCAGGTTAGGGCGAGGGCTTCAGATGTTCGCAAGCCAGACCAAAACATAAACTCAAAGTAGTTGCCCATCCGGTCGTCAAGGTGGTCACAAATGGCATCTGCCTCTTCCTGCGTAAAGGGGTCAGGCGGGGGCGTTTGATGCTTTTTGGATTGCACATAGTCGGACAGGCGGTGCTTGGTTAGTTCGTCTTGAAAGGCCATGTCTAAGACCTGACGCAAGGGTATTAGGTTGTTGTTGCGGGTCTTGTTTGAGGGCCATTCGATGCAGGCCACCAGTTCTTTTAGGTGTGAGGGGCGCAGATAGGTGATAGGGGTGTCGCCTAGTTCCGGCAGCCAGTATCGGTTCAGGGATTTCTTGTATTCATTGCGGGTGGCGTCTGACACTTCAACGCTGTTTAACCACCTTTGGGCAACAGCGCCGAATGTGCCTTGGTTAACCGTTCTGGGGAAGTAGTGGTGGTAATCGTCCTGAGTGAATAGGCCGTCTTTAATCTGGCGTCTTATTCGACCCTGTAGGCGCTCTGCCTGTTTGAGATTCTCCAGGGTGGGCGCTCCTGGGTAGACTTCCCTGTACCGCCTGCCTTGCCACGAGAAAGCGATACGGATGGTCTTGCCCCTAACCTCGACGCCCATTTATCCCACCCCTCAGTGCTATACAGATACCGTCTGCCGTGTTTCACCCAGACTTCCCCCTCTGGCAATACACCCCGTTGTCGCTTGTGGGTGATTGCCTTGGGAGTTGTCCCGACTAACTCAGCTAGTTTTTCAGCATATACCCACATAGGCTAGAAAGGAATGTCGCCCTTTTCCTCGACATCCGCGCCCTTCTTGCGGTCATCATCCCAGCAATTAACCCAGCCATCCCAATCACCAGCGGGAAGGCAATCTATCTTGAGACACTCAGAGCCATCTTCACGCTCAAACTTGCCGCCAATGGTCAGCCAGCGGGTCTTTTCCTGCCCGTCTTTCTGATAAGTGCCGTTCTTGATTACCAAATTCTTAGTTTTCTTCATGCTTTTAGTCTCCAAAAGCCCCGCCGAAACGGGGCGTGGGTTCATCCGATTTTTGCGGCCTGTTCTGTCAGCTTGGCAACTTGCCTCGCGACCCTTGCAGCTTGATTTTGTGCAAACGCCATATCTTCACCAGACGGCGAAGGGGCAGAGCGAATCAGCCACCTGGCCCGCGTTAATGCGTTGCTGGCTTTGTTGGCGTAGCTCTTCCAGATTTGAGGCATTTCCCTTTTGCTGGGGATATACCAATTCTCTCCACACTGCTTGAGTGCCATCCCTTTCCGCATCAAATGCTTATCAAAGATTTGGTCACGCAAGCCAAGCAGGAAAAGGTTATCTGAGTCGATAGCCTTTCTTGCCGAGCGTATGTCCATCCCGTTTATGGATGGTTCCGGTAAGTTAGCCAGCTTGCGGATTAATTGAATTGGGATTGTTTTCCCGTAGCCAATCAATCCAGCGGCGTGAAGTTGCTCAAATACAAAATCACGCAAATCAGCATTTAGCTTGGTGCTGGAGGTTGTCGCGGCAGAATCTTCTGCCGTGTATTCAGTGTTTGAACTATCAAACATATCTGTAACTCCTGTTAGTTAATGAAAAGGTCATTGCGTTGCTCTGCGGTGCATTGCTGTTCGGTGCATTGCCGTGCGCTGCCATGCGGTGCATTGCTATGCCATGCTCTGCATTGCTATGCGCTGCCTTGCATTAGGTGGAAATCCCACCCAGATTGGGACTCTGTGAATCCCGCACTGGCTAGAATCTCTAGCGCGTTGCCTTGCCCTGCTGTGCTGTGCGGTGCATTGCTCTGCATTGCACTGCGCTGCAATGCTGTG